TTGAGGTCTATTTTGCAAAAAATTTGAACTTGAATCGGGTCCTCAGTAAAAAGCTTCAAAAACGGTCTTGACAGACGAAAGGTTTGGATATGAGATATAATGGGTTGCCGAAGTTCGATAGGGGTGATTGGTTGATGTTGGAAGAGGGGGATTATTCGGATCGTCATGTTGTTGGGGTTTTTAAGGTTTTAAGGGAATTTTCCTCAAACGAGGTTTCGGCAAAGTATTTGGAGGAATTCCCCGAGATGATTGAAGAATGGAAACATGACTATAGCCATCTGGTTAAATGGCTTATTGACAATGACTACATTGGCGATGAAATAGATTACAGGGTTGCAAGCCTTGGATCTTATGGTTCTCTGTCTCATGGAGATTTCATACCCATCGAGGAGCACGAATATAATAAACTTTGAAAAAACTTTTGAAAAAGGTCTTGACAGACGCTAAAAAATGTGATAGTATGCTAAATAATGAGAAATAGGTTCAGGGTGTGGCGTGTTTCCCTCCTGCCTATCTTTGTTTCCCTTTCATGGGCCGAGCCGCCACACCCTTTTTTGCCTTAGACTTACGCCTTATTTATGCTTAACGAGTTAAAACAAGAAGAAAAAGACCATCTTCTCCTGAGCTATGTAAAATCTGGCTCTGTGGATAGTGCTTTGGATATATTCCAAAAAGACTATCCAGAAGCGTACATTTATACACGGGCAATGGTTTATAACTATCTGAGATCAGAAGATGGTAAGAGGGACCTCAGTAGGATCAAGTCAGAGTCAGAGGTCAAGGCTTTAGAGGAGGGGTTAAGCCAGAAGGCCAACCGTGTCATTGTTGTGGCCGAGGTTGGCATGAAGATTTATGCGGCCCTTAAAAACATGGGGCCGGAAGATAAAGAATTCCTCCCCCTATCACGAGAACTCAGGGAGTGTATCAAGGACATTAGAGTAGAGATGGAGGGTGAGGGTTCAACGTCTGGTGATGCAACTGAGGCTGCCATGAGGTTCTTCACCTACATCACAGCAGAGGGGGCACCGGATTGGATCAAGCAGGCAGTATCTCCAAACTATCCCCCGAACAACTAAGGGCGTGGAAGACTTATCTATTCTCGCAGATAAGAGTTGACCGTGGAAAAGAAGGACTTGTCCCTTATAAGCCGCATAAAGCTCAAATGTCGGTCCATTTCCCTGAAGTACCTTGGACCAATGCTGTTCTCCCCTGGGGAGCTAGATCTGGTAAAAGCATATCGTCAGCAGCAGAGATTACTTGGGAGGCCCTCCTACCTAGAACGAGAACTTGGGCAGTTGCCCCCACATATGTCCTCACAGACAAAGTATTTGATTACGCCTATCACTGGATCGTCCAAGAGAGAGTTCTCGATGATCCTTTGCTTCTCGGAAAAGGATCTGTCACCTATGCTTCCCGACCAAAAAATGGCGGCGGGAGAATTGAATTAAAGAATGGGAGCTGGATCGAAGGAAAATCAGCAGAGTCCCCAAACTCACTGGCAGGTGAGCAGCTTGACCTCATCGTTTTTGATGAATGTGCTAGATGCGATGAACGAATATGGACTGAATACCTCGAACCCCGTACATTGGATAGGAAGGGGCGAGCAATGTTCATTTCAACACCCAGGGGTTATAACTGGTTCAGAAAGTATTATTTCCGTGGTCAAGACCCGGAAATGAGGAAACTTGGGTGGTTTTCTCTAAGCATGAAAACGGCTGAAAACCCCTTCATAAGCGAAGAAGAGATTGAGAAAAAGCGAGCCACGACCCCGGAAGCGATATTCAGGCAAGAATACGAAGGTGACTTCACGACCCAAGCTGGACTTGTTTTCCCTGATTTCAGGGATTCTGCTTATCCCGATGGTCACTTATTCGATCCTAAAGACATTGAGTTTGATGAATACTACTCTTACTACCGAGGAGTGGACATCGGCTCCAGACTCCCAACGGCTTGCTTATGGGGAGCGGTTGACAAAAACAATGACATCTACATCTACCGAGAATACGAGCGTGTGGGACCGATTCACGAGGAACATGCTCAGGCGATTGCCGCTCTCACTGGTGAAAAAGTCTCCATCACTTACATATCACCTGATGCGAGGAGGAAAAGCGGGATAAGGACTTCCAAGGAAGAGATGCTGTGCCCGATGGATATTTACCGAAGGGCAGGGATTTACGCCTTACCAGCAGCCGATAATGTCTCAGCGGGAATCGCAGAAGTTAACTCATACCTTAGAGCAACGCTTGAAGACCACCCATCTCATCCAAAACTATACATATCTAAGGAATGTCCTAGGCTTAGAGAGACACTTCTTTCCTACGTCTACCCAGACCCCTCACCGAGGGCAGACCCTATCGACCCACCGGACAAACCAAAGAAATACAACGACCACCTTCCAGACGCGTTGAGGTATCTTCTTGCGTCTACACCTCGCCACCAACCCTACTGGATAGAAGACCAGCCACATGAAACCTTCCAAGAAAAACCCCGCCTTAAAGGGATGCCCTCCGTCCCGATCTACTGATGTCTGATCAAATATACGACGACCCAGAAAAGATCTTAAAGGCCGACGACGCATCTAGGGTGGTGCTTGAGCGGTATTGGAGATCGAGGGATCATCTTGTCTCTAAGATGCGGGACAAGTGGGATGAATGGTACAAATCCTACAGGGCCTATGTCAAACAGGCCCAGGATAATGTGCGGTCCAATCTCATTCTCCCTCTCATCTTTTCTCATATCGAGGCTTACCTGCCCAGGTTGATTGCCAACCGTCCAAGGATTGAAGCGTGGGGTAGAGGTCCAGAGGATAAGGTCCGGGCCGCCCAGCATCGTGCTTTGCTTTTCTACGACTGGGACATAATGAAGATGGCTTTCAAGTTGGTCAACTTTGTAAAGTCTGCTGAGATCTTTGGTACGGCATGGACCAAGGTGTGGCACAAAAAGGAAGTGCGTACAAGGATCGTGATGGAGCAGCAGATTACTCCCAGATTCGATCCCATCTTTGGCGTGATTCCTACGGGTCAGAATCTTGAGATGATTGAGGTTGAAAAGCCCGTTACAACTTGGGATGACCCAGACTGTGACCTATTGGAAGTGGATGAAGTATTCCCAGATCCAGATGGGAAAGATGAAGATTCTGCAGCTTATCTGATCCACCGAAGAGAGGGAATAACCTTAGATCATCTTGAGATGGCCGAGAGAAAGAACGGTGACAAACTCTACAACCCTGAAGTTGTAGCCAAACTCAGAAAGATGTCTGAGGGTGGAAACCAGTGGTCAAGGGATCTTGATGAGACTTTACAGAGATCTCGGAGAGAGATCTTTGGCCCCGAGATGCAGCCGCAAGCCGATGAATTCATGCGGCAATTCACTCTTCTGGAGCAATGGACAGATGACAAAGTAGTAGCAATCGTTGAAGAGTTCCCTGAACTCCCACCCCTCAGAAACGAGAGAAATCCTTACGGGATCAAGCCGTTCATTCGCTACACTCCCATCCCAGATCCTAATGCTTTATATGGTATATCCATACCAGAGATTCTTTACAGTTTGCAGTTGGAGATGTCCACCCTTCACAACGTTAGAATGGACCACGCTCTCCAGGCTGCACACTTGATGACTACGATTATTCGCGGTTCAGGGGTTAACGCAAACAATGTGCGTTACCGTCCTGGCGGCTCGATATATGTCAACTCTCACGATGACATTCAGTATCTGCATCCACCGCCGATGGAATTCTCCCTGTACCGTGAATCAGACGATCTCCGGCTCCATGCTCAACAGGCTTCGGGAGCAACCGACACCTTCAGCGGGGTACGCTCAGCGGTCACAGGAAGGACCGCAACCGAGGCGGCTTTGCTTTCCCAGGCTTCAGGGTCTAGGGCCGGACTTATGTTTCAGCTCCTGGGGATTCAGGCTCTCAATCGCTTAGGAAAGATATTAACAAGGATCAATGAGGCACACATTGACGATGAAAGGCTTGTGCGGGTTATCGGTTCTGAATTTCAGGGGCAACCATTTGCGAAGATCACTCCAGAGGAGCTTACATCTGGAACGGGTGTTGATTTGGATGTGGTCATAGATGTTGCCGATACAGAGCCTGGGAACAAGCTATTCAAGAGGAAGGAAGCGGCAGAGGCATTGCAGATTCTGGGAGGGGTTTATCAAGACCCCAACCACCCAGTTGTGCAAAGGTTCGTTCAGATCCTTGGCGAAACCTTTGACATTGACAACATGGAGCAGTTGTCTCAGGTTCAGGCTCAACCACCGCAACCGCAAGGAAGCCAAGCCGCACCAAGTGGGGTTGAGAACTTAGGAGATCAACTGGCAGCAGACCAGGGAGGCGATGGGTCGGATGGAAGACTCCTTCTTCAAGGCTAGCGACATCAAGAAGATCCGCGGCCTTGGAGATACAGAGGCCGGGAAACTCTTGATTCAGTACATGGACAGCGATATTGAAAGAGCCATGAAGTCAATCACTTTCAACGTAGATGCCGAGAACAATACCGAAATTGCTGCCATACAGTCATCTGCTTTAACCGTAAGGCGCTATAAGGATCTCCTTACCAGGGATGTTGAAGATTTACTAGAAGAAGAAGGATTGGAGGATGAAGATGAGTAAAGCCACAGGTGCCGGAAGGAAGGGCATCAAATCTGCTGGTCGAAGGGGTGGTGCGGATCGTCCTGCCAAGGGGGTCAAGGTTTCAATGAAGACTCCAAGCGGCGGGAAGGGTTATCGCAATGCTGTCCCGATGGGATCGGCAAGAACAAACGCTAAAGACCCAGGGTTTCCAAAGGTGGAAGCGCCCTGGCCGAAGTCTAAATCGAGTAAGTATTAAGGAGGAAGCGTGGAAGATCTACTTAATCCCCAGGTTTCTGGCTCCCTAGAGGAAATGGGTCTATCACCCAGCAAGAATCCACCGGAGCAGCCTGAATCTGTTGAGGAGGAAGTTCAGGAACAGCCCGTAGAGGCGAAATCCGAAGAGACTCCAGAAGAAGTAGTTGAAGAGGTAGTTGAAGAGGTTGAGGAAGTAAGCGAAGACGATTCTCTTGCACAATTCTTGCAACCTGAAAAGAGCGAGAAATCCGAAGTAGACAGGCTCAAGCACGAGTTGGAGATTGCCAGGGCAACAATGGAGGGTCGCCTTGAGCAACTCAACCAGCAGATCATGTCCAAGGATCAACCGGAGTCTGTTGAAGAGGAGCATGAAAACTACTTCCAATCTCCAGCAATTCAAGCGGTATTAAAGAACATGGACCCAGACAACCCAGCAGAGATGGGTGCTGCCCTGGCGACGGTTCTTGAGAAGCAACTCGAAGAGAGATTAGAAAAACGATTAAACAAATTACAATCTTCCCTCGATACTGAAAAGCGGCAGATCGAGGCAAGGCAGACACTAGAACGCGCAAACAGATACGTTCAAAGTAGTCTTGAGACTGAGCGCAGCCTGGGTGGAATCCGATCCAAGATCGTTGAGGACTTCTACCAGAATCAGGACAATTCCATGTTAGCAGCGGAATTCAAAGACAGGCCACAATCCTTATTGACTGAGGATGGCATTATCGGGGCTATTACGAAAGTAGAACGGAAACTGAGGGCCAAGGCTGGCCAGCAGAAGTCTCCACAAAGTAGCGGTTCTTCTAAAACAGAAACAGCCACGGGCGGCTCCGCTTCCAAACGTGGCCTTGAGATGGGCAAGGAAAAGCCCACCTTGAGTCCAGAAGAACAAATGATAGAGGATATTATGAACACAAAGACCCCGGCAGACAACTTGGGTTTCTTGCGTTAGCTCCTCTTAGGAGGCTATAAATGCCAACAATCATTAGCAACGCTTCAGGAACTGCGCTGACTACCGGCTCGACCGGAATCTTGCAGGCCCGTCGTGTTGTTGACATGCGGGACAAGGTATTTCTCCTTGAACCGTCTGCAACCCCGCTCACTTTGCTTACAACGAAGTCGAGCAAATCCTCGTGCTACAATCCGAAGTTTGATTGGCTTGAGGATCGTGCCATGCCGATCACCGATACGGTGAATGGTACGGCTGTTACTGCTGCGACTGAGATCGTAGTGGATAACGTTGGTTACTTTGCACCCAACCAACTCATCAAGCATGTCAATGACAATGAGGTTATCAAAATTACCTCCATTGCTGGCAGCTCTCTTACCGTGGTTCGTAGTTGGGGTGGCACCGCTGCTGCTCAACTCGACGATGGTGCTGAGTTGCTTATCATTGGTAGTGCTGCGACCGAGGGCGCGAGTGCTGAAACTCCGCGCCAGGTGCAACAGACCACTGGGTATAACTACACTCAGATCTTTCGCAACAACTTCGCTGTGACTAACACTCAAGAGGCTTCCAAGCTCTACGGTGGGAGCGCGATTGCGTATCTGCACAAGGCGCGTGGTATCGACCATGCCAAGCAGATCGAGCTTTCCGGCTTCTTCGGTGAGCGGGCTGAAGTCACTACGGGTACTTGGCCGCAGCGATCAACGGGTGGTTTGCAGGAGTTTGTGACCACCAATTCGACGGACTTTACCGGCGCATTGACCCTTGCCGAGATCGAAGCTGCCTCTCAGGTGGATTTCCGTTATGGCCGTAAGAAGAAGATGCTGTTCTGCGCTCGCGCAGTTGCATCCAACATCACGGCCTTGGCGCACAACTCCCTGCGAGCGGTTTCTTCGGACAAGACCTTTGGTATCGGATTGACCGAGTTTGTCACAACGCATGGTGTTTACATGATCGTTCCACATGATCTGTTTGTCACCGCTGCCTACGACGAGATTGGATTTGTCGTAGATATGGACAACTGGGGCATGAGATACATTGAGGGACGCGACACCAAACTTCGGACGATGATTCAGGCTCCAGACGCAGATCTGAGAGAAGATGAGTATTTGTCTGAGGTTGGTTGGGAGCGTAGACTCGAAGAGTCTCATGGCGTGTGGGTTAACGCTGGTAGCTAACCAGGAGTAGTAGATGCTTTTTCTTTCGAGGTTGAAGGCACCGAGGTACATTATCCAATCAGAGGATAAGAAGATTGTTTCCGTAGGAGGAAGAGATGAGGCTTTCCGAGTTCCTGCCAAGAGGCTGTTGTTCAAGCCTCTGGGAGTAGGCTCGATTCAAACCAGCGCATTGCCGAAGAAAAACGGCAAGGCCGAGGCTTGGGGGAAGCTGGACACTGAGATTGCAAAGCAGCGTCCGGGGCTAACTCAGGAAGAGGCCGAAAACGCGCTTTTCTCTCACCCGAAGCACGACTCACGCCAAATTCTCCGCTGAGCGAACCGGCATGTTGCGGCTGACGCAGCCCGTG